ACCGTTATGCGAGTTGCCAGGACAACGGAGATCGCCGCACGTATCGCCCAGATCAAGGCGAGAGAGTTTCAAAGCGACATGGACTTTGTTGATGACACTGGCCACTGGGGGCACGGCGTTATCGACAACCTGTTTGCAGCTGGATTCAATCCTATCGGTATTCAGTTCCATGGGCCTGCCATCAGCCCGAGGTACAAAAATAAACGCGCTGAGATGTGGATTGAGATGTCGGAGTGGGTGAAGCGTGGTGGTGCGTTACCGAATCTGCCGGAGCTGATCGGGGAGTTGACGGCACCGACCTACTTTTTCAATAACGGAAAACTGCAGCTTGAAGATAAGGATATGATCAAGGCACGAATTGGGCGGTCTCCTGACCTTGCTGACGCTCTGGCCCTGACGTTCGCTATGCCGGACCAACCCAAAATGGAAACGTCAATGCACAGGCGCAACAACCGGGCCATCACCGAATATGACCCATTTGCCACAAGCCACGCAGAGACCAGTTACGACATGTTTGGAGGGTGAGATGAAAAAACTGCTGATTCACCTATTGCTGCTGCCATTACTACCGGTTCTCGGTTGTGGAGGTGGCGCACCTGCCGCACCTGCCGCTGCTGCTCCCCCTCCGGAACAGTCCGACGCTGGTGTAATTGGTGCGCGTGACGCGGAACGTGCTCGGAAGAGGTCGGCAACGAGCAATACAATCCTGACCGGGGCGCAAGGCGTAGCTACCCCGGCAAACGTAGCAGTCAAGTCGTTACTCGGAGCGTAGAGTTTCACCGCAGTTTCCTAAGTGACCACACAAGCGGGGGTTCAAATGCAGGATCTAGCTGAATGTAAAAAAGATTGCCTTGCCCGCCTCCAGGGGTTGATCCAGGACCGCAACGTCTTTGACCCGCACTGGAAAGCAATCGCCCGCGTAACCGCTCCTCGGTCTGTCCGGTTCGTCGGTATGCCGAAGGGTAACCGTACTTGGCAGGACATCTACGATAACACCGCTCCCTTTGCTGTCCGCACTCTGGCTTCAGGCATGATGGCTGGCCTTACCTCTCCCGCTCGCCCCTGGTTCCGACTCTCCGTCAACGACACCCTCCTTGCTGAATCAGCCGCCGTCAAGAGTTGGCTCTTCGAAGTCGAATCCAGCATGCGGAACGTGTTCAACTCCTCCAACTTTTATCAGACGCTGCCGATCCTCTACCAGCAGCTGGGGAGTTTCGGCACGGCCGCACAGATCATTCTTGAAGACGACGAAGATACCATCCGCTGTCATCCCTTCCCGCTGGGTACCTATTATCTTACCACGGACGCCTCCGGTCGGGTAAACGGTACCATTCGCAAATACCAGCTGACCGTCGGGCAGATAGTCAAGAAATTTGGTATTGAGAACTGTTCCGATGAGGTTGCGCAAAACTACAACACCAAGAAGCTGGACGTGATGGTCGATGTAGTTCACTCGATCATGGAGAACCCCGGCCGCGATGCCCAGATGCTGGATAATCGCAATAAGCCGTTTCTGTCCATGAACTTCGAAGTGAGCAACGCCGATAAGAATCAGAAGTGTCTTGATTGCTCCGGGTTCGACGACTTCCCTGTTCAGGCTCCACGATGGGAGGTGACCGGCGAGGACGTTTACGGCTGTTCCTGCCCTGGGATGATTGCCCTATCCGATATCCTGATGCTGCAACGGGCGGTCAAGCTCAGGGACAAGATCACCAACAAGATAGCCGATCCTCCCCTGATTGCCGACGCTATGCTGCGTGGGCAGCAGATCAGTATGCTGAATGGCGCAATCACATACATCTCCGGCTTGGCTACGGCAGCCGGCGCCGGTGCCCGACCGATGCACGAGATCAACGCAAACGTGCTTGGTCCGTTGGATATGGAAATACAACGGCTGCAGGCCGCAATTAACAAGGCTTTTTTCTCGGACATGATGCAGATGTTCGCCACCAGCGACATCACCAATATGACCGCTCGGGAAGTCGAAGAGCGCCACCAGGAAAAGCTACTGATCCTCGGCCCGGTCATGGAGCGCATGAATAGCGAACTGCTCGACCCTGCTATTCACCGCACCTACAAGATCATGGAGCGCAAAGGGCTGATACCGCCTCTGCCTCCGGAACTTAACGGCAAGCCGATCCAGATTGAGTACGTCTCTATCATGGCTTCTGCCCAAAAGATGATCGGGACCGCCTCCATCGAGCGCCTGTTTGGGTTCGTCGGCAACATGGCCGCATCTAAGCCGGAGGTGCTGGACAAGCTGGACTTCGACCACGCTGTAGACGAGATGGCCTCCATGCTCGGCACATCTCCTAAGGTTGTACTGGCGGACGATAAGGTCAAGGGTATTCGGGACCTTAGGGCCAAACAGATGCAGCAGCAACAGCAGGCCGCGCAGATGGCTACCATGGCCCCTGCTATGCAGAAGGGTGCCGATGCTGCCCGCCTGCTCTCTGAAACCGGAGTAGGTGACAGCACTGCCCTGAACAGGTTACTCGGCGTATGACACAACAAGAGGAAATAGCCAAGCTGGACGCTCAGTACAGGCAACTCGAATTGAGCGATATCAAGGAAGTCGCCAGCACTCAAGCAGGTAGGCGATTCCTGCAGCGGCTGTTCCGGTCAACATACATTTTCGAGCCGGTCTGTTGTTTCGAAGAGACGCACAAGACGGCGTTCAACGAAGGCAAGCGCAACGTAGGGCTGGAGTTCTACAACGATTTGAACAAGGTCGCACCTGAAAAGATGATTTCCATCCAACGTGAAGTAAGGGAAAGGGAGGAAGAGTATGTCAGAAAACTCGGAAGAATCGCAGATCTCGCAGACGACGGAAACGAAGACTGAAGGAACAGACACATCCACCAGCACGCAGACCGCGGCTGATGGCACTACCACCACCGAAGAGACAACGACCACCGAAGAAGGCAAGGCCGCGGTAGGCGCACCCGAGACTTACGCTGACTTCAAAATGCCCGAAGGGGTAACGCTGGACAAAGAAGCGCTGGATGTGGCAATCCCCATTTTCAAGGAGATGAACCTCACCCAGGACCAGGCGCAGAAGCTGGTGGAACTGAAGGCTGTTGGAGTCAAGCAGGCCAACGATGCTTTTGAGGCAGACAAAACCGCCCGCGTCGCGTCCATCAAGGCCGACAAGGAGATGGGCGGCGACAACTACGCCAAAACAGAAGCTACCATCACCAGGGCACTGAACACCATCCTGCCGAAAGACACAGAGCAGGCAGAGTTGGTGGATCATATCAACCGGTTCGGCACGTCTCCCGGTATCGCCCGCCTGCTGTATCGCGTCGGTCTTCGTATGAGTGAGGACACCAGATTCGAGACAGGCGAGCACAAGGAAGGTCCGGACCAACAGAAGGCACTTGAACAGTCGTATCCATCAATGTTTCCAAAAACGTAACCAGAAGCTCCGTTTAACGGCGCTCACTTTCTTGTGGGAGAACACCCACCCAAAGGAGCAACACCATGTCAACACTCGGTAATACCTTCGTAACGATGTCGGATTTCGCCAAGAGACTCGATCCCAACGGGTCTATCGCCCAGGTCGCCAACGTCCTGTCCAAAGTCAACCCCATTATGGGCGACATCCCCTGGGTAGAGGGCAACCTGCCCACCGGCCACCGCTTCACATCTTCAACTGCCCTACCTTCCGGTACCTGGCGGAGACTGAATCAAGGCTATGACGGCACCAAGGGCAACACTGATCAGGTCGATGAGTCCTGCGGTCTGTTCGAGGCCCGCTCGGTGATTGACGTTGAGAACCCCGGCATGCAGGGAGCCAACAAGGCCCTCTACCGCGCCTCCGAAGATCTCCTGTTCCTCTCCGGTATGGGCAACGATGTCGCCACCGGCATCTTCTACAACGACGTCAGGATCAACGCTGAGCGGTTCCATGGAATCGCCCCTCGTCTGGCCGTCACGTCCGGCAATCCCGCCGGCGCACAGATCGTCAAATGGGGTGGCTCGTCATCCGGCAACGATCAAACTTCCATCTGGCTGGTCGGCTGGGCACCTGATAAGGTTTTCGGCATCTACCCCAAAGACACCCAGGCCGGTATCCAGCAGGAAGACCTCGGCCGCCAGCTGGTACTCGATGCCAACAACAAGCAGTTTCTGGCCTACGTCACCCGCTACGTCTGGAAGATCGGCATGTGTATCCGCGACTTCCGTTACTTGGTGCGCGGTGCCAACATCGATACCTCTGCTGAACTCGCGTCCAACTCCTACCTGATCACGCAGATGACCGACATGATCGCCGCCCTGTACAGCACCGACAACTGCCGCCCTGTGTTCTACATGAACAGGTGGGCATTCTCCATGCTGAACAAGCAGCTTCAGGCCAAGCAGTCCAACCTGCTGGAGTGGATCGACGGTTCCGGCGCGGATAACCCGAACAAGGGCGGTGTCCGTATTCCTTCGTTCCTCGGTATCCCGATCAAGATCGTCGACGCCATCACCTCTGCCGAGGCCATTATTTCGTAATTGTAACCGCATCCTGTGGGGAGGTCATACTCCCCACTCAACCAATTATACGGAGGAAACAAACCATGCTTATCGATGCCCAACTCGTTCTTTCCGATGCTCAGTCTGTTATTGGGACTGCCTCGACCGCCTATCCTTCAACCAATACCCTCGACCTCCGGTCTGCTGGCACTGACTTGGGCAGTGGCGAACCTCTCTACCTGACCGTCAACGTGGATACCACTGTTGTTGGCGGTTCGAGCGGGGTCAAGATTGACTATATCCAGAGTGCTGCCGCTGACCTTTCTTCACCCGATGTTCTGGCATCCTTCACCACTGCCGCGACTCCGGCAGCTGGCACGGTCCTCTGGCAGCTGACCCTGCCGCAGAATACCAAGCGGTATGTCGGCGTTCAGTACACCCCGCTGGGTTCCAATACCACCGCCGGTAAGTTCAATGCCTTTATCGTCAAGAATATCCAGGTTTACCCGACCTAATACCGGGTAATAACTTCTGAAAGGAGCACAGGATGGCACGTTACCTTATTTTTACACCAGCACTGGTTGAAGGCCGTTATGTCGAGGCTGCGATGGGGAGTCCGACCGAGATCGACATCCCCGACACCACAGCGCCGTCACGCAGGTGGAAGCCGCTTGATGACTCAGCAGTTGCGGCGCTTGCTGAATTGGGAATTGAGACAGAGATTTACGACCCACAGGTGTTGGTCGGGCAGTCCCTGTCTCATGTCTGGCCGAGCAAGAACGACGGCCCTGATGGTCCTGATCCTGTTAAAGGTACCGGATTCGGCAACGATCCGGACAAAAAACCAGCGGTCAAGATTACCAAGAAAACTAACTAGTAGAACAGGGGGGAGCAATCCCCCCTGACATCAAAAGGAGAACACGATGATTACCAAAGTTGCAGGTAGAGATTATGAGCAGTTGAAGGTGACGCGCACTGGTTATATCTGTGCCTCAACGGAAAATCTCGAATTCTTCGACGGCATTGATGGTGCGACAGTCAATACAAACCTCTGGAATCAGCTTTCGTCTACCATGACGATCACGCAAGCCAGCAGCCAGATGAATATCAACGCCGCCGCATCAACTACGGCAAACGCCTATGCTCAAGCGCAGAGTGTTCAGAATTTCTTTCTAACACCCACCAATCCGCTCTACATCCGAATGTCTCTGCAGTCTTCTCTTTGGAACCTTCCGGCGAACACCGTCATGGAGTTCGGCTGGGGAACCGCTGCAACGAATGCGGCACCGACAGACGGCGTGTTTATCCGGGCGATCAACGGGACGTTATTGCTGGTACTTAATAACAATGGCGCTGAGCAGACGCTATCTTTGGTTGGAATCCAGAGTTCCGTGGCGAACGGTTTCAACGAAGGTATGCAAGCATTTAACCTTGCAGCTATCAACTCAACAACTGAGTTTATGTTCAACATATACGGGCAGGCTTGCAAGCTCTATATCGATGGAGCCTACATGGGAGAACTGGCGATTCCTGCCAGTTGGCCGGCGATTACCAACAACACACGTCAACCACTTTTCTACCGTGTCTACAATACCGCATCTGTCCCCGCGCAATCTCCTACGCTTAAACTTGGCCAGGTGTCGGTTCAAAATATCAACGCTCAGTTCGAAAAGCCATACCGTGACAAACTCGTCGGTATGGGGCGCTCATCAATCCAGTCCCCCACGGTCTACACCCAGTTGGATAACTGGGCCAACTCCACAGAGCCTGCTGCAGCGTCCCTGTCTAATACCGCAGCCGGTTATGCTACTCCCGGTGGACAGTTTGCCTTTGCCGCCCCGGCAGGCGCAGTGACAGATTTTGCCCTGTTCGCCTGGCAAGTCCCAGCTGGTTACCAGCTCTATATCACCGATATCCACATCAGTACCATGAACGGAGCACTCCAGGGTGGTGCGGCTGGTGCGGCGGTGGCCACAACTCCAACAATACTGCAATGGGGAATCGGTATCAATTCCTCGGCTGTCTCCTTAGCTACGGCAGATGGTGCCGGAACATGGGCCCCCCGCAAGAAAGGCATCGGCGTACAGAGTTTCCTTGTCGGTGCTGCAGTCGGGCAGACAGTAGCGGATATCATCCAAAACTATCGTACACCGCTCTGCGTAGATGGCGGCCGGTTTGTGCATGTTATCGTCCGCGTACCGATCGGGACGGCAACCGCGAACCAGGTTATCAGAGGAACAGTCAACCTGATGGGCTACTTCGAATAAGGGGCGAATTATGGCAGTCAGTGATGTCCAAATCTGCAATATCGCACTCAGTCGCGCAGCCTGCCAACAGTTCATCAACTCTCTGGACGACCCTACGGCAGAAGCGCGGGTCTGCAAGATGGTTTACTTGTTTACCCTTGAGCGGGTGCTGCAAGATTTCCCGTGGGCGTTTGCCCGGACTTATGCCGAGCTGCAGGATATCGGGATACCGGTCAAGCCGTGGGCCTACCGGTACCGTTATCCGGGCGATTGTCTCCAGGCGCATCGCGTCATCCCTGGTGATGGTGTTATCGTCGGGGGCCAATCCTTTGCCGGCGCTCTCTATAATGGCGCACTGGCAAACGGTCAATCTTCTTACTACTTGTCTAAAACCGCTGGCATTCCATATCAGGTAATCGGAGATGTTGACAGCGATTCAAAAGCGATACTCTGTGACTTCCCAGGGGCTGTGATCGAATACACAGCCCGGATTACCAAAGTGGGGCTGTTCCCTCCGGCGTTTGCAAATATACTGGCGTGGGCAATCACTGCTGAGATTGTCACTCCGTTATCTCAGGATCTCAAGTACGCGCAGGCGGCAAACCAGAGTTATCAACGAGCCCTTGCCGAGGCTGGGGCCCTGGCGTTTGGCGAGGGGCAGGATGATGTTCTCCCGGATGGCGAATTGCTTAATTCGAGGGACTACTAATGCCGGGACAGGGGATACCGCAGGCTGCATTTACCTCGGGAGAGTTGTCCCCGTCTTTGGGCGGTCGTGTTGACTTTGCCAAATATTACACAGGCCTGAGCAAGTGTGAAAACTTCATTGTTCGGCAGTATGGTGGCGTCACCAACAGGCCTGGTACGAGGTACTGTGTCGAAACTCGTTACTCTGGTCCCAAGAAGATCAAGCTGGTTCCCTTCCAGTTTTCCACGTCTCAATCGTACATCCTTGAATTCGGGGATTACTATTTCCGGGTAATTATGAAGGACCCGACAACCGGGTTATCGGGATACGTCGAGACCGCTCCCGGCAGTGGCATACCTGTAACCATTACCACGATCTACCCTGAAGCCTCACTCCCGAAGTTGCGATTCGTCCAGAGTTTCGATGTTATGGACTTCACGCACCCCAGCTATCCCCCGCAGCAACTGTCCAGGTTCTCTCACACCTCATGGACGTTTGTGAAATATCCAAACGTCAAGGGACCGTTCCGGGACATCAACATCGACAACAGCATCACCATGATATCGAGCGGACAGACCGGGACAGTCACGATAACCAGTAACGTGGATTTTTTCACCAGCGACATGGTTGGGATGATGTTGTACTTGGAAGCGGACCCAAACGCTCAAGCGGCCAGTTCTCGGCAGTGGGAAGTTCAGAAAGTTATTGCCATCAACGATATGCGTCGGGCCGGGGCCAACTTCTACAAAGCCTTGTCGGCAGGCACGACGGGCACAGTCAGACCAACGGTACTTGAAGGCTTTGAATATGATGGGGACCCGGGGGTTGCCTGGCAATACCAGCACTCAGGTTTCGGGATTATCCTGCTCACTGGATTCACCGACAGGAGGACCGTCTCCGGAAACGTATTGCAACTGCTTCCTGATTCATTGGTGTCCGCTTCGGTAGCCAGAGCCATTACCAATGCTGTTGCCGGTGGTTCAACCGTTGACGTTACTGTTGCTGCCCATGGTTTTGTCTCCGGGGATTTCTATACCATTTCTGGCGTTGTAGGCATGACTAGTTTAAACGGGTCATGGCAAATTTCCGTTGTAGATGTCAACACATTCAGAGTGCCCCTTACCACTATCCAGGTTTACACCTCAGGCGGGACCGCCTCAAAAACCCTCACTGCGTCAGCATCCTACAAGTGGGCGTTAGAGGCATGGGGTTCCGACTTCCAGTATCCCGGCACCGTGTCATACTTCCAGCAAAGGCAAATATTCGCAGCGTCGGCCGGCAAGCCGCAATCCTTATGGATGTCAACGTCTGGAGGATTCACCGATTACACCAGGTCGGTACCCGTCCAGGATGATGACGCCTGCCAGTACACCCTTGCATCCAAGGAACTGAACGAAATCAGGCACGCTGTCGATTTGACCAAGTTGCTCCTGTTCACCTCCGGCGGCGTCTGGCTTGTTCAGGGTAACGCCGATGGCGTGATTACTCCAGCCGCCGTCAACGTCAAGAAACAGGTGCAGGACGGGTGCAGCGACCTTGCGCCGTTAGTGATCGGCAGCGAAGCTCTGTTTGTCGATGATGTCGGTACCGGGATCAAGGCCGTCGGCTATAACTGGCAGAAAGATTCGTACCTCGGTCAGGATCTGACTGTCATGTCGTCTCACCTGTTTGAGAATCACCAGGTCGTGGCCTGGGCATACCAGAAAAAACCGTTCTCCTGCGTCTGGGCGGTAAGAGAAGACGGCACGATGCTCTGCCTGACCTACCTGCCCGAGCAAGAGGTGATTGGCTGGAGTAGGCACGTCACGGACGGTTTGATCGAGGACGTGGCAGTTATCATGGAAGGCACTGAATACTCGACTTATGTGACAGTTCTTCGAACAATTGGTGGCATCCAGCACAGGTTTATCGAGAAATTTGCTACCCGGCTGGTATCCGATATCAGAGACGCCTATATCGTTGACTGCGGGTTGAGTTATTCGGGAACACCCGTCACTTCCTTGAGTGGGTTGGACCATCTGGAAGGGGAAACGGTATCAATCCTTGCTGATGGGCGTGTGCATCCCCAAAGAGTGGTAACCGGTGGCGCCATCACCCTTGATTATCCTGCATCCAAAGTCCATGCGGGCCTGCCATACACAGCCAGCATGCAGACCATGGACATGTCCCTCCCCAATAGTCCCTTGATCGAGAAGCAGAAGAACGTCAACCAGGTCACTGTGCTGGCGCAGGAAACAGTCGGGCTGATGGCCGGCCCTGACAAAGATCATCTGTCACTTTACCGACCTCCCTCGATCACGAACTACGGAGATCCTCTTATCATGGTGACCGACCAGTGCCAGATCAAGATAGCGTCCGGATGGTCAAAGGGCGGCAACGTGTACATCCAGCAAGACCAGCCTCTGCCCATCACCATTCTGGCATTGGTGCCAGATGTCACTGTAGGTGGTAGCTGATGGACCGGAGAATCGTACAGGCAGAGCTGGAACATGTCCCGGCCGTGGCCTTCAATATTCGTCCGGATGATGCCCGTGAACTGATGGTGGCCTATGACTCAGACCCGTACTCGATAATCCTGCAGAGTTTTTCTATCTCTGAAAAGTGCTGGACCGCCATTGTGGATGGCGAACCGATAGCAATATTCGGGGTCGTCATGAAGGGGGCGGGACAGGGCCGGCCGTGGATGGTTGGGACAACGGCGTTGGATCGGCACCGATTAAAGTTTACCAAGGGCTGCCAGGCTGTAATAGACGAAATGCTATCTGTATTTCCAGTCCTGGAGAACGTAGTTGACACCCGCAACAAGAGAAACATCCGCTGGCTGCGCTGGCTGGGGTTCGAGTTCGGCGAGATTATCTTTGTAGGTTTGCAGAGTCTGCCGTTTATCACGTTCAGAATGGAGAAAGCATGAAAAAATATCACTGGATTCCAGACTTACCCGATCATCGAGATTTTATCTACAAAGCCGCTCCGATCAGTATCCCGTCAAAGACAGATCTGCGCCCCCTGTGCTCTTCGGTTGAGGATCAGGGCAATCTGGGCAGCTGTACCGGCAACGCCCTGGTGGGCGCCATAGAGGTGCTTGAGAACATCGAGAAAGCCTCTTTTGTCGATCTCAGCCGTCTGTTCGTCTACTACAACGAGCGAGCCATGGAAGGCACCATCAAGCAAGACGCCGGTGCCGTCATCAGGGATGGCGTCAAGACCCTGGTAAAGAGCGGCGTCTGCACCGAGAAGCTCTGGCCCTACAACATCGCCAGGTTCAAGTACAAACCCACCAAGCCCTGCTTTGCCGACGGCCTGACCCGCACGGTTTCCATGTATTCCCGGTTGAATACCACCAGCGACATGCGCAACTGCCTGGCGGCCGGCTTCCCGTTTGTCTTCGGCTTTTCGGTGTACGAATCCTTCGAGAGCGATGCCGTGGCAAAAACCGGCGTTGTGCCGATGCCGGGCAAGGGCGAGCAGCTCCTGGGAGGACATGCCGTTCTGGCTGTAGGCTATGACGATACTACCCAGCACTTCATCGTCCGCAACTCCTGGGGCGCCGACTGGGGCGACCAGGGCTACTTCACGATTCCCTATGCCTACCTTGCAGATCGCAATCTCAGCGACGACTTCTGGACGGTGAGGAAATGATGGAACATCTCGTTCTGGCGACATATCCGATCACCAACAGTTGCAACATCTCCTGTCCGTGGTGCGCTGCGCACCTCAGCTCTCAACCTCTATTCAATACCAGCCATGTGCTCAAGGCGTTGCAGCGCATCCCGCATCCTGTCCATGGCGTAGCCCTAACCGGCGGTGAACCATTCGCCAGCCCACGCATTCTCGATGTGAAGCGGGAACTGGAGGAAAACGGATACAGAGTATTCGCCATTACCAACGGGACGCTCCATGACAAGATATGGCAGTTCCTGACCGGCAACACGCTGGATGTTGCCATGAGTGTTCACAATCCGTCCCTATTCCCCTCGGAAGTCGTGGAGAAGAAAAACGCCCTGGTGACCGAGTGCCGGTCTCTCAGCATCAAGATGATGGCCGGGCTATACAGCGTGGACAATTATTTCGACATTCGGATGGCGGTTGAATCAATCATCGAGCATCAGGACGTTTTCCATACCGCGACGATCAGCACCGTCTATCGGAAGGACGTTCCGGCCATGCCGATGGATGAATTAATCAGCAAAGTGCTGTTACACCTGCCGGTAAGATACGAAATAATGTTTAAAACACCCGGCAAGACCATCATCACCTTCAGTGGGTACACGATCTGCCTCCGCAGATCCCCGACGCTTGAGGAGTATGACGACACCTACAATATCCCCGGCTGTCTGTTTCTGGCATGGGACGGCGAGTTCTACCCCGTGGCCCACGCTCAATACTTCAACGAGGAGGTGCTGGCGTGATCAGATTCCGGCCAGGTCTTTATCAGTCAGACCTTTATTCCAACCGCAGGTTCTTCCTGACATGGGAAGGAATTGCGGTAATCGCCGTAACAGCAATCACCGCGGCCGTCTCTGCCTATTCCGCAAAGACTTCGGGGGACAATGCCAAAGAAGCGGCGGACTATACCGCCAAGGTTGCCGAAAACAATGCCCTGGACGCTCAACAGCGAGGTTCAATCGCGGCAGCAGAGCACCAGGACAAGGTGCGGCGGATGATTGGCACGCAGAACGTCACCGCCGCGGCAAACGGACTGATGACCAATACCGGCACACCTCTGGATATCATGACCGATACGGCAGGGATGGGCAAACTAGACTCACTTCGCCTGCTGAACAATGCCGGTCGGCAGGCGCAAGGGTTCAACGAACAGTCCACACTGGACACGTTTCAGGGTAATAACGCCCAAACTGCTGGGACGTTGAACGCGGCAGGAGCAGTCCTAGGCGCGGCTTCGTCGGGCGTTAAATCGTATTACGGCGCCAAACAAATGGAAGCATACAACGCACAGCAATAGGGAGTTGAAATGGGCGCACTGATCCCGACATACGATGCTCCGAAAGTTGAAACCATTGGGTTGTCGTCACCAAACATGCAGGCTCCTATCAACACAACGGTAGGCCTGTCCCAGGGGATGGAGTCCGTTACGGCCGCGGTCACCATGGCAAAAGCCCACAATGACCACGCGCAGGTGACCAATGCAATTAATAGTGCGAATCAGCAATTTAATACTTTGCTTCATGGAGGCATTGACCCCGAGACAGGGCAACCAGCGACTGATCAGGATGGCACTCCGATCGTTGGGTACTTAACTCGCCAAAATGCCGATGCGGCCGGTATCCATAAAGAATTTGTGGAAGACATGCAGTTAAATCTCAAGGATATCCGTGACTCTCTCCAGAGCGACAGTCAGCGAGCGGCGTTTGATGCTCGGATCCAGAAGCATGCTCTTGCATATGAAACAGCGGTCGGTCAGCATGAATTGCAGCAGACACAAGCATATCAGTTAGATGTTACCAAAGCGGCAATTCAAGGCTCATTCGATATTATCGCCGCCAATCCGGATCAACCGGAAATTGTCAGCCAGTCGATTGATGATGGTATGGCAGCACAAAAGACGCTGTTGGAGCGTCAGGGTATCCATGAGGGGTCAGATCCTTATTACCTCGCAATGCATCAGTATGAATCCTCGGCACACAAAGTTGTCATTGATACCTTGCTCAAACAGGGCCGGGCGACTCAGGCCAAAGCATACTTTGATGAGTTCAACAAGACGGATCCTGAATACGATGCTGACGGCAAGATCATCCCTGGCACTGACGGGTCAGCATTTACCCATCAGGACGCTTCGCAAATAGAATCCTACCTCAAGCCTCTTTCCGATCAACAGGAGATGGCCACTGCCGTCAAGAAATATTACGTTCCAGGTGGAAACGTCATGGATGCCATTGGCAAGGCAGAACAAGCCTTCCCGGATGATCCGTACAAGCAGCAACAGTTTGTCGCTGGAGTAAATGGCCAGGCTGCTCAGTATCATGCGGCTGTAGCCTCTACCACGACCAATTCAAGTAATGTCATCTACCAGGCAATGCTCAAAAACCCGAATGCAACCATTGACCAACTATCTCAAGATGATCCTAAAGTCGCAGATGCGGTTAAGACGGTAGCAACCTATGACGCCCATACGCTCAATTCCATACAGGATTCTCTGGCAAAACAAGCAACCAAGAACCAGGGAGACACTCTGATTCAGGCGATTGATACCAAGCTGATCACGCTTGTATCTCAGGGCAGGTATCCTGGCACTTCTATGACCTCATGGCCGGAGTTCAAACAGTTGCAGGAACTCGATCCTGAGAGAGCAAAACAGATGCTGGAACATGAGCAGGGTCAGGCGAATACCGACGTGGCTCACCGGAAGTCCCTGGCCCTGATGGATCAGCAGGCACAACTGCTCAAAGCACAGCAAGCACAGGCAAAACAGTTTTCCACAATTCTGGCAAATCCAGCACTACTCCAGACCGCCAACCCGGTCGGACTCCAGGCTGTGGGCGCAATCGATGCAACCCAGGCGGCGTTACTTGAAAAGTTGCAGAAGCAAAAAGAGGTTGAAGCAAAAGGCCAGCCGGTTTCGTGGTCTGCCGACTCTATCAATAAGACCGTCAAGGGATTGCTGGGATACAAAGGCACTCTATCGGCAGAGCAGGAACAGATCACCGAGAACGCTGCGGCGAGTTTCAGTATGTATCTATTTAACCGGGAGCGATCAGCAGGGGGGCCCCTGAATGCCCTGCAAGTTGAACAGGCATCACAAGATTGGATAAAATCTCCGGCCATGATAACGCCGCTAATTGGAGTCACGGCGACCGAAACGACAATGGGTGAAGCTATCAAAAAGCCTGATCGGTTCCTAGGGTCTTCCGACGCATATAAACAAGTCTACGAAGTAGCCCAAAAGAACAAGGTTCCTCTCACGGTAGGTCAGGCAAGAAAAGCCGTGGCAGCTGTGGCAGCAGGAGGACTCAAATAATGGATGACAACGACGTCCTCTCGATCATAAACGGGGTGCGCGGGCAGGAACAGAACAGAAGTGCTGCCCTGCCTGCCGTGCTCTCACAGGCGGTGCAGTCCGGGACGACTCCCGACCAAGAAGCCGAGTGGCAGCGTCTCGCCCAGTCAAGCGGAGTGCCGGTGGGGCTGATCCGTAACGGGGCCCCTGTCAAACTGATGCAGACGCAACAGCAGGCCCGAGAGTTGCCCGGCACTCACCCGGCTACAGCGCAGTTCCTCACCGATCCTGATAATGCCGCCGTATCCCATGACGATATCGGGACACTCACCCGCCTGGAGGATCTGGCGAAGAATGGTTTCGGCCAGCAGGGGCCGATATCAACGCTTAATTTCGGGACACCGCGGCAGCAGGTCGAAGCCAACTATTTCGGCACGGAGTACGGCGCCAAGCCTCTTCAGTCGATCACTGGCGGGGCCGGGAAACTGGCCACCAAGTTAGCATTCCCGATTGCCTCAGCGGTGGATGCTGTCAATGGGGAGGACTACTACAAGGAGTTTTCGTCACAGCTATACGACGCCTTCTCCAAAATTCAGAAGGATTCAACTGCTGATCAGAAGCAGAATTTTGGCGGAAAATTAGTCAGGTCTATTGAGGAACTTGTCCCGATGGTCCTGTCTGGTGGCGCCGGCATGGCAGAGATCGTCGGCCAGTCCACCAATGAGAAATACGACGAACTGACCGCCAAGGGAGTGGATCACGACACCGCCCTGGCCATGGCTATGAAGTCAGGGATGACGGCCTATGCCATGATGAAGCTGCCATTCGGGGGGGGCAGCCTATCGAG